GAGGGATACTCGATCGAGGAGCAAAAAGATAAACTGATTAAATATGCCGAGGCGCACGGTTGGATTATTTATAATACCTACGTAGACGCCGGATATTCCGGAGGATCATTGGAGAGACCTAGTATAAAAAGATTACTCGACGACGCCGACGGTAACAAATTTACTAAAGTTGTTGTGTATAAGCTCGATCGTATCAGTAGATCACAAAAAGACACGCTCTTTCTGATCGAGGACGTGTTTATCCCTAACGGCGTGGATTTTGTTTCTATGTCTGAAAACTTCGACACGTCAACGCCGTTCGGAAAATTTATGATTGGTATATTATCGACGTTCGCTCAACTGGAGCGAGAGACCATTAAAGAGCGTACTCGTCTAGGTAAAGAGGGACGAGCTAAGTCCGGACTATGGGGAGGAGGTGGACGCGTACCTATAGGTTACCGCTACGATAATAACGATAATCTTACTATTGATACTTACGAGGCTACGATCGTGAAACGTATCTATAAAGAATATACTGAGGACCTTAAGACGATCCGAGAGATAAGCCGACAACTCCGCCAGGAGAAACTACGCTCAAGCTATGGACCTTTTCCTAAGACTACAGTTTTTAATATCCTACATCATAAAGTGTACGCCGGTTACATCATGTATAACGGTAAAGACTACGCCGGGATCCACGAGCCTATTATTAGCCTGGAGACTTGGGAAAAGGCCCAGGAGCGACTTAAGTATTATCAAAAAGAGGACAAAAATAATCTTAATTTTTATAAAAAAGCCTCAATAATTACTTCTATGGTAGTATGTCCGTATTGTGGAGATATTATGATCCTTAAGTACGATAAGGTTGGAGGAAAAAAGACTTGGACCAAAGAAAAAGGTTATAAGATCTTTTTATCGTGTAAGGATAAAATAAAAAAAGGTTGTCCCAATAAAAGGTACAAACTTAGCGAGATAGAGGATTTAGTACTGGAAGAGCTTAAAAAGTTAAAAATAGATCCGGACTATTTAGACAGTGTTAAAAGTAAAACGGAGTTGGCGATCGACAACAACGAGGCGGATATCTTAAGAAATCAGATAAAAGTTAACGAGGATAAGATCTCAAAGTTAATGGATCTATATTCGCTAGGTACGATCGATATAACTACGATAAAAGAAAAGGTGGACGAGATTAACGGCGAGATCGACGGATTACGATCTAGGATAGAGGTATTAGAAAAAAATACGGACGAAGTTATCACTACTGAGGAGATCGTAGAAAGATTAGATAAATTAGAGTATTTCTTAGATCTTGAGGATATCGAAAACACGCACGCGATTATATCTAGCTTAATCAATCGAATTGAGGTAACACCTGACGAAACTCGTATTTACTGGCGTTTTTAACGCTAAAAATTTTTAAATTAAAAACCCAAAAAGGTGTAGTAGTCACGTTGACGATTACAACATATTTTTGGAATACCTGGAGGCTAATAAGCCTCCTTTTTTTATGTCAAAATTTTTTTTTCAAAAAAATCGCAAAAAGTTGTTGACAGTATACCCCCATAGGTGTATATTATAGTTACAGTAAAGGAAACGAGTTAACCAATAAGGAGATAAAAAGATATGTACGAAGTAGTTAAGACAGTTAAGGGTTACGACATTACTAGAATGAAAGGCACTAAAGGCGCTTATCATGTAAACGTTAGAGAGGGGAAAGGCTTTAGAGAGTTCTATACATTTAAGACTATAAAATCCGCTACAGAGTTTATAGAAAAAACTTTATAAATATTATAGCTGACCTAACGGCAAGACGGGGGAGAAAGGACGACATTATGAAATATTTAGTAATTGACCAAAGTACAAAATATGACGAATTTGTTGAGGAGTTCAACACAAAGGAAGAGGCTATCGCATTCGCAGACAACGAGTGGAAAGGAATGGTAAAGGCTGACCAGGAAAGTACAGTCGCCTATTATGTCCTGGAGTCAGTTAATCCGGATCCGGATAGTGAAGATCATTACGACGGCGATTTTGTTAAGATCTATAAGTAGGAGGTATAAAGTGAGTAACTTAAAAAAGATCAGAGAGACGGTCGGCTTATCTCAGAGTAAGCTAGCCGATAAGTCCGGAGTTAGCGTTCGTATGATTCAACATTACGAGCAAGGAGTTAAGGATATTAATAAGGCACACGCTGAGACTGTTTACAAGCTCGCTTATACGCTTAACTGTAACATGGAGGAAATTATAGAGAAATAAAAAAAGAGGCCCGGAGTTATTAGCTCCAGGCCTTTTTATTTTGTCTACAATACCTCTATAACCTCGTAGGAGGCTCATAGAGACGTTTTAATTGCTTTCGTGATAACTTGTTAGGCTAATCACTTAAACGCCTTATATGAGCCTTTAAATACGTTTGGCGTACTCCAAGCTAATCCAACCGGCTCCGCTCTTTAACTTACCCCAGTTACCGCTAGTCTCTACGATCGTATAAACTCCTCTATCTCGGATCATTCCTACGATCTTATAATTAGTACCAGCTCCGGCTCTAATACGTAGAGCGTCGGCGGTTACTTTTACCTTAAAGCTACCACTTGCCGGAGCGGTAGGAGTAGTAGGCTGAGTCACTGGCTTAGGAGCCGGATTAAGTCGAGCGTTAACCTCACTCACGATATAAGGAATCTTACTCTCCAGGTAAGGACCAGGACAGAGGGTAGCCTTAAACATCTTATGGAGAGTCAAGTTACCGTTTTTATCTCCGGTATAATTGAGAGCTTTAATTCCATTACGCTTACAGATGTCAACACATAAGTTAATTAGACTAGTCATAGCCTTATCACTTACGGTCCAGTTAGGAGCTAGCGTATTGTTAGCCACCTCGATAGTGATTGCCTGGGAGTCGTTGGCTTTATTGCTAGAAGTCCATGCTCGATTAGACTCCTCCACATATAAACCGATACGACCGTCGGATCCGATACCGTAGTTAGCGGACACTTGACGATTGCCATTAAAGACGTTAGCACAAGTCTCCACGCTTAAGTTACCGGCCATGTGATGGATAGTAATCTTACGATTAACCTTATTAGTCATTTTAGTATAGTTTTTTACAAGTTTCGTATAATTTACCAATGGACTATTACTCATTTTAGGATCACCTCCTCAGTCCTTTACCGCCTGTGTGCCAAAATAAAAAGAGATTACTACGGTAAAGATCGTTAAAAACTGATCTGCCTTAATAACCCCCATCACACACAAGACACAAAAAACAACGGTTAACAGTAGCGTGACGATACTCTTGATCGTCAATAGTTTAGATAGTCTCTCTTTCATACTTTTAATCCTCCTTACTATCTACAGGCTCCAATGGTAACGCTTTAAATTTTTCATGGATTTCGTCCATTACTCCGTTTTTGCCTAAACTATGATACTGTTGATACATATTTTCAAAGTTTTCTTTGGCGTAGATGGGCGCGTAACCCTTATCGTTATAGTGGTTATACGTCTGAATCAGCCTATCTCTTAGAAGGGCCTGTACTCCTAAACATACGGCCTCAGTCTTAGCCTCGGTCTTACCAACTCTTTTAACAATATACCGCGCTCCAGTAATTAAGATACCGGAGCCAAAAAGTAAACTAATTAATTGATAACTCATTTCTTTAATCCTCTTTTAAGATTTCCTCTCCCACATATAAACGGATAGATACGGAGGTAAATTATTATGCGCTTTTCCGCCTCCGTTCGTGTTGATATTCCAACCGAATTGGGTACCGTGCGTTATGCTTGATCCTGTTCCTGCTTGTACTCCTGGCTTGTCGTTAGAGGCCGAGCCTAAATTAGTAGCTCGAACGCCTCCGTTAGACCAGTTATCGTGGTTCATCGGTACTACAGTCGCCATAGTGCCTATAGAGTAGCTAGGAATCTCGTCTTTAGTTAACGTATGAGTAGCCTCGCCTCCGGTGTCTCCTGCGGTATAAGTGTCGTCCGCTCCGACTAAAAATCTACCCTTAATACGTTCCCAGGTACCGCCATAGATCGTGCTAGGATCTACGGAGTTAGTACTCATATAAATAGATCCTACTGGATAGATTAAATCCGCTAATAAATTACCCTTAAATTTTAACGGTAAAGCTATCTCGCATTTATCCGGATCCTCGGAGATCTTACCGAGCGCCATACTCTTACCGCTCGTGTTAAAATCCAGTAGCGTAAAGGCCGTACTAATTAACGTAGATACGGTCGTAGTGTTAAAGCTATCGGATACCTCCAGGAGTACGTCATACGTATGGTTAATATCCATCACATTAGTTAGTGTGGTGGATCCTACTAAGTTACTAAGTTGAGTCCTTGTGTATTCTGTCTCATCTTTGGTCTTATACAAGATATAAGCCTTAGCGCTATTAGATCCCTTAGGACCGGTTAAGCTCGAGTAAGATGTATCGTAAGTAACCGATAAATTACTACCGTTATTCACTCGGCTAGCATTAAAGCCGTTTATCTTAGGCCTACTATAATCCAGGACGGTAATAGTTACCGTAGCCGTACCGGTGTATCCTCTTGAGTCCACTACGATAGCCGTTATGGTCGTAGTACCGGAGTCGGTTAAAGGATCGGTAATGGCCGTAGCCTCGTTATACGTCGAGCCGTTCGCCTTTATGGTGTACGATTTAACGGACGCGCTATATTTACCGTTAGCCGTAACCGTGATAGATAGCTTACTAAGATCCTTAACGTAGGATCCTATCTTAGTTTTAACGTCCTCTACCGCCTCGGATATGCTAACCGATATACTCGGCTTAGTATTGGAGGTATCCGGTACCTTGCCATAAAAAGGGACCTCGGTAGATCCTATTAAAGTGGATCCGTTATAGGTATCGCACGTTATAGATCCCTGGCCTAGAGAGCTATTAGGAATACTATTAGCCAAGTCTAGGCTAGGAGTCCAGGATACGGAGGTACTACTCGTCTTTGTCGCGATTGTATCGCTCTTAGTTCCCCATTTGTACGTTAAAGTATGAGTAAATGAGCTACTAGCTCGGTTAATCGTGATCGTATTAGCGCTACCTAATATTAGCGTATCCATAGCTAAGGTAGAGGCTCTAGGTATGTTATTAAGACTAAAGATCTTAGATCCGGTACAGTTTATCGCGTAGGTATAAATTCCGGCGCTTATGCTGACACTAAAGCTCCTAGATCCGTCCGGGTTATGGCTTATCGTCCGTGTACCACTCGCTACAACGGTACCGTTATACAACTGGATACGATTGTCCGTGGATGTAGAGTATACCGTCGCTCCGTCGATTACTACCTTAAATCCTCCGGCCTTATACCATATATCCTTAGATCCTCCGGCACCTTTTAGAGTCCAGGAGATGGTAGACGTGTTATTTTCTATATTTTGTGTCGCACTCCAAGTAAATTGGATATATCTGTCATCATAAGCATTCGAGTTCAGTGTTCCACTTAAAGCCATATCCTCACCTCCTTAAATTTTAGTAAAAGATAGATTCCCATTCGATCTAGGTATAAAAGCAAAGTTACCAATAACGATCTGATCTAGAATCTCGGCTCGAGTTATATAGAGCTTTTGATCTGTAATATAAGCCACCTCAATGTTATCGTTGTAAAGGAACGATATACGACCGTTAGAGATCTTAGTAGTAAGAGCGTTACCGACTTCTCCGAGGATAATATCACCGTCCTTAAATCTGATATACTTAGATATCTCGTCTAAATGCTTAATGATCTCTCCGTTTTCCTCAGTAATACGCTCGTTGATACTATTAAATTGGATACCCAACTCGTCGGCCGTTTGTTTGAAAACAGTAGAGATAGACTCTTTTAACTGTGTCGTGTCCGTTACGGTCGTGTAATCCCTAAGCATTATCTGAGTATTTTCCTCGGAGCTAGCGATCTGATTATTAACGTATATCTGAGTCTGAGCCATAATATCGTTGGTGGATTGAGTCGTCATATTGCCGACCATAGTAGTTATTTTGTCTATGCGATCCGTGTTATCTTTCACGCTATCCGCTAAATAACTACTCTTTTCTAGTCCTAGCGTGATAGTTGAGTTAACCGGATCGGCTAGATTCATACTATAAGCCGTTAATAAAATATTTTCGTTAAGGTCGTGAGGCTTACTGAATACTCTCACATAATCCCCTAGCTTAAAAGACTCGATTGTCTCGTCTGCTAAATGTAAGTCGATAGCCTTGATTGTTAACCTGGTCGGTAACTTAACTTTATTACTTAGATAAGCCTTAGCCTTAGTAAGTAAATTAGCAGGGATCGTTACATCGTCCCAGGTTACTACCTCAAAAATCTTACCGTACTTAGCTACCGCGTCCGGATCCTCAATATAATCCACTCCTCCGTTCACGCTCGTGATATCTGTTACCTCTCCGCTAGTTTCGTCTTTGGCGCCATAGGGAATTATACAAGTCGCTAAGGTATCGGCTTTAGACTCACTCGTTAAATCTAGAAGATTAACGCTGAACGCGATCTCCTGAGTAGCTACGTCCGTAAAATCCTCAAGATAGTCGATATAGTTACCGTCCTCCTCGTATCTGATACAGATATAGCCTCCTAGTAGGCCTATTAGCTTAGAGTTAATCTCGTTCCATGTTTTAGGATGTTCGGTAGAGGCTCTAACGATATAGTTGTTAGGATCCTTGACTGTTACCTTACCGAGCTTAAATTTTTGGTGATCTTCCACCTGGTTGTTATGCTGATTGATTAAAAACCGGAGATAGTCCTCTACGGAGCCATTAAAATCGTAAGATCTGACGATTGAATCGTTAAAGTATCCTAAAATACCCTCGACCTCTATCGTCTTTGTTTTATAAAAGTCATCAGAGTTACCATAGACTCGACCTTTTAAGAGGATCCGGTTATCCTGGCGGATAGTGATTATACTTTGCATTTTTACAAAGCTATTATAATAAGGGTGTCCAGGTAAGACCGAAAAAGACGCGGATCCAACTTTATTAAGCTCTAACTTAACTGTTGGCTTAATTAACCTCTTATCGGTATCTTTAGGAGTCCAAAGAGGCTTATCGTCTAAATAAATACTAAACATCAGATTTTCGCCTCCCTAAACTGAACAGTCAAGTTACCGGATCCACTAACTATAAACGAATTATAGCCGGTATTTAATTCTACGTCTGAGATCTTATAATTCCCGGTATTTAGCGTGTATGTATTGCCCTTATATATGATTTTAGCGGTGTTATCTACGATTATAGTAGGCTGAACCACTACTCCATAGTTGTTGACTACTAAGGTCTTATCCGCCGTAGTTAATGTCGTGCTTATGTTAGTAAGATCTAGCCTCTCTCTAAACGGATTAGCATTAAGCTCTAGCGTGATAGTCGTTAATATTCCATTACGTGCCACCTTTACAGTAGCCTCTCCCTCGTAGTAGTATTCCGCAGTATCGTCGTCGATAACCTTAAAGGTCTCTCCGTGTAGAGAGTTAAAAAGGTCGATCGTCTCCTCTACCTCCTCATAGGTCCCGGAGGCTAAATACTGGAATCTAAGAGATCGGTTACTATACGTAACATTACCGGTTAATCCTTTAGTAAGGTTTACCAGGCCGTTACGACCTGGTACCTCGATTAAATAAGATTGAGGAGTAGGATTACCAATCTCTTTAACTTCCTGGACTAAGCCTAAATCGTCTCCGGTATGTATCTTAATATTATCTTTAATAATCTCTATACCTCGCACGATTTACCACCCCCTCGATACCTTACTACTCTTATCACTTAGCGCACTATCTACGCTATCTACACCAACTACAACCGGTCTATCCATAGCTCTAAGAGCGTCCGGATAGTAATTAGCCATAAGTCCGATCACCTGGTCGAGCTTACGCTCAAGGTTTAAGTTACGATTATCGACCGCCTCGGCTACATATTTTTGTAGCACGTCGATAGGAGCTACGGCCTCCGGTCCTGCCTCGCCTACTCCCTGGAATCCTTGATCCGTAGCGAAAATAGTCGGTTTATCAAAGATAGCTCCGAGTTTATTCCAATTAATATGAAAGGACGGTAACTCACCTTTACCGGCAATTCCAAAAGGAGCCTTACCTCCGCTAACGCTGATCTTAGGTAGGCTGATATGTAACTTAGGAACAATCCCCTTAAATACGTTTTTAACGGTCTCTTTAATTTTATCGATAACGCTCTTAACGGTATCCCACGCCGATTTAATAGGATTGATGATAGCGGACTTAATACCATTCCATACGGTAGTAGTAACTGCCTTAATACCATTCCATACGCTAGTTATCGTATTTTTGATTGTGTTAACTACTGTAGTAATAACAGTTCTAACTATGTTTATGTAGGTAGAAATAACGGTCACTATACCGCTCCATACTGCGGAGGTCACGGATCTAATAGCGTTCCATACTGTACTAATAACCGACCAAATCGTATTTAATACGGTACTTATGGTTCCGCTTATGGCGTTCCAAGCGTTTGTGATATATGGTTGAATGAAATCAATTACCGCCGTTATAGCGTTCTTAATAGCCTCCCATGTTGAGGAGGTAACCGACTTAATTCCC